GGCTCACCCTCTTTAATACCATTCAAGATATTAACCTTTGCGGTCTTACTATTTTCAACGCTTACAATCTCAACTACGCCATATTGCATGAATGGTAAAATTGATAGATCACAATTCACAGAACCTTTTTGAATATCAGAGATATATTTAAGCCTTGCTCCAGCCTCTATCTTACCGCTATCCGTAACATTGTAGTCAGATTTAGAGGTGTACGTTCTGTAATCTTTCCAAGTCTGACCATCGTTGTTGGAAATCTGTATTTTTACTGTACCCTCCCATGTACCATGAGTTGTGAATTTCCATGATAGTTCTACATCGGTACTAAACCTTTCAACATTGTAATCTATATTATTGTAAACAGTCTTTTCATGTTTACTAAACCGTCCAACACCGTATTTCTTTTCTACCGCTTCACCAGATTTTGATGTATGCACCGCCTCAATATAGTGCGCAATTTGTACTACACTACCAACCATATCTTGTGTAAATAGGTCTTTTGTGGATGTGATCGTATCGCCATTAACAGTCAATGTATGCCCATTGTCCGTGTTAATTTCATCATAAGGTTGTTCAGTTAGCTTATATGCACTCATTCTCCAGTCAGTATCACTATATCGTGATAGCGTTTGAATAGGGTACTTGCCACTACAGATGAACATTACATCACCTGATTGAATACAATTCAAATCAAACAATATATCGCTATCAAAAGGAGTTGCAAATTCAACCCCGGTATATACACCGTAATTCCATACACGTATATATTTATCACCAAATTCTAGCATAAAAGAATTATTGGTATTTGTCGTAAATTCAAATAATCGTGTTGGCTTATCGCTATATTTAACTTGCCCCACATATTGGCTACCTTGACGCTTAGCAACAGCCCCATACGGTCGAATAATCACATTTTCTGCTTCCAATAAAGCACTTTTGTATTGCTCCAAATCAAATCGACTCGATACATCCGGCGACACCTCGCCAGTTGTAAATGCTAATTGCGATATATAAAGAGGATTACTCATTACCAATCCCTCGCTTTCACATAGCTAGATATATATACTGTATCTTGTTTACGCTCTTTTGCGTTCATCCCTTTAGCCTCTTGAACTGCCGCTTGATACAATTTGTAAGCTTGGTCAAACAATCCTCTATCCCCAGTAAGCGGCATAGCTAATGCACTAGCCAATTTGCATTGCAACATATACAAGGATATCGAATCCCAAACGTCTAAATCTGTCACGTCATATATATAATCAATGAATGCTAGTGGCATATCGCTCACTATGCATTTTTTGTTATTTCCAATATTAAATATGTTGTATTCCGGTTGCGATTCAGCATGGAAGCGATCGCCTTGTGGAATAACACCTAAAATGCGGATACACTTTTCAGGATATGCATATACATAATTCCACCCATTAATTTTATGGGCGGACAATACCAATTTTTCATTTTTTCGAGCAAAATTCCATTCAAATTGTCGCAATACCAACTGTCTAGTTGGGTCATATTGCATACGACATTGGCGGCCTTGCTCGGTTTCTTCTTCAAATGAATAAAGCAGTCCTGCGTTAATTAATGCAAGTGCTTGATTGCAGATATCAGTAGGTGTCATATTTCCCCCTATATGGTAATAGAGGGATGCATAAGCACCCCTCATATTGTCACTTATTCTTCCGTAGTATCGGTTTTCTTTTTGTTTGTTTTCTTAGGCTTTTCGTTGCCAGTATTTTCATCTGGTGGATTTTCATTGCCGGTATTGTCACCTTCAGTATTTTCATCTGGTGAATTTTTGTCACCCGGTTCTGTTTCATTACCCGGTTCGGTTTCAGTAGGCTTTTCGTTTCCTACAAATTCAAAACAATCTTTTCCAAAATCATTGATCACATCTTCTGGAATATCAATTGTTTCGCCTTTATCAATAAGGCCGTGCATAGTTAGATACATTTTTTGTTTAGTTGTTACTAACATAATTACACCACCTTATCGAGCAATATTCGTATCAAATGTAAGGAATGCGGTAATAGTACCCGCAGTCATATTGTTCGCATTTATGCGGATAAACTTCTTCGCACCAGCTGGAATACGCATTACACGTTCTTCGCCAGCTTTTGCATTAGCAGGTAATGTAACACCAGTCAATAATTTAGCATCAGCCATATTTTCCTTATCGGAAGTATAGACATTGAATAAACCTGTACCGGTTACGTCTGCATCAATACGAATGACTAACCAAGGAGCGACAACTGCGTCGCCACCTTCACCATTCATTACAACATCAGAGTTTGTATTAGTCGTGATAGCTTTCTTCCAAAAGAATACATTTTCTTTATCAATCATCATAGTTTGGTTACCCCCTATTATCTAACTTGTTGCTCACCAATAATTAATGCATCAGTACGACGTACTGGAATACCGTTAAAATCAACGACGATTTTACCCGGTTCTTGACCTGCTGCAGTTTGATATTGATGACCTTTATTAAGTTGTTTACGTAAGAAACCACGAACAGTTTTGTTCATATACCATACCGGACGGCCCATGCCAAGGTTAGGAATTTTTTCTTCCGCATCAATCATCAAGTTGATAAGGTCAGCGCCTGCAGATGCATCTTTTGTAAGTTTAGATACATCAATGTTCGCAATACGAACTGCATAGCGCCAATCACGTACTGTTAAGCCCAAGTCCCAAGAATAATGAGTTTGGTATGCTTTGTACTTTCTACCATCGCTATCAAGTGCATCAACTACACCATCTGGGTCAATATTAAAGCCAGCCTTGCCACCTTTAGGGAAGAAACCATACATAGTGTTAGGACCCCATACACAAAGCCAAATGGATGTTAATTGATTTCCGGTACCACCTGCATCAATAAGGTTTTCTGCAGAACGAGCAGTTTTATCATTGTATCTTGGAGATAAACCAATAAACTTTTCAGGCTCAGCTTTAGAACCATAAAATAAAGTAGATGCCATTTCTTGGTTCATAGATTCCAAGAATGCACGATCTTCTTGTAAACGAAATTCAGCAGCATTGTTAGAAATATCTACCAATTTACGGTCAACAACTGCATATGCTTCAAGCATACCGCAGGCATCCGTAATTTGAGCTGTTTTGGATTTATCTTGGTTAACACCACTGTTAAATAAACGCCAAGTTGCTTTTGGTAAACCAGTACGAATGGTAGTCATATTACCAGTTTGAAGATTCCCTTCAAGCATTGTCATATCCGTTAGAATCTCATTGGTTTGGTTCATCATTTCAACAATTTTGTCGAGATGACCATCACCTTTTACACGTTGCGCTACATCAAGTAGAGTAGGATTTAATGTTCCAATTGCCATTTAATTTCTCCTTATTTTTTCATGTCACTATAAATAGATTCAGCCAATTGTTGTTCAGTTGTAATTTCATGGCTGCCTTTAGAATTACCCACGCCCGGGTCTTCCTGAACCATTTCACCGACGGCCGCAAATACCTTAATCATGTTGATATTGTTGTCAATATGACTATCAACAAGTAATTGACGTAATTCCGGTACCGCTTTAGTTAGTGCTTCAATGCCTTTGCCTGCAAGGGCTACAGTTTCATCGAATTTACCGCCTAATTCCTTTTTGGCGTGTTCATAATCCGCTTGTTTCTTTTCAACAACTGCTTGCTTTTGCTGCTCTTGATAAGCAGTCAAGATATTTTGTGCATACTGACTGCCAAATTTAGCTAATTCAACAGCCTGTTCCTGTGTTGCACCAACTTGGTTAAGTAACTTACTAAAGTCTGCAGATACAGTTTCATCAAGTTCAGTACCTTCAGGGAACACGGATTTGAAATCATAAACTGTTGGTTCAGCAGGTGGCGTATTATCACCGCCTAGTACAGATGGATTACTACCCTCACCATCTGGTTTAGCAGGTGGTTCAGTAGGTGGCGTAGGATTATTTTGGTCCGGATTCGCGCCCGGTTCATTGCCAGCCATGTTATTGTTAGCACCCATATTTTCTTCAGCCATTATTTTGTTTCTCCTTTTCGACTAAATTATTAAAATATTCTTGTTGCCCGATATATTCGAGCTGCGCTTGGTGGTATTGTTTAACTCCATCAATGCCTAATTTGTTTAGGTCCCCATGGAATAACAGCCCTACCTTGCGCTTTCCTTCGTTGAAATATGTTTCACTGTTGCCAGTAAACGATTGCTTTAATATGCCCGAGCGATCCATCAGGCGACAAAAAAACCACCTACCTAGCTCTGTGCTAAGTACGTGATTGAGAGCTTGCATATCTCGCTCTTGCATATAATCTTTAATTGTTTTCTTCATCTAAACACCGTCCATTCCTAGCCACTGCTGTAATGCAGGATTGCCATCATTGGCGGCGTCTGTTGCTTGTTTGGCCGCACTAGCCATTTGAGGTGCCAGTTGGGCCGCTTGCATTAACTGCATTTGCTGTTCCTGTTCAGCTTGTGCCTGTGCTTGTTGCGCTAGGATTTCTTGATATTCATCATCAGAACGAATAATCTTAGCCGGAACACCGAGATTTACACCGTATGTATTGGCCGCTTCTTCAAAGTTGAACTTGTTAACGATGTTAGGATTAGCCTGTGCCAAACTCATGATAAACGCAAAATACTGTTCGATGTTTACCAATGAACTCATCTTTTGCGCTTGGGCCAGTGGTGAGATATATTCAATCTTCACTTCTTGACCATTTAATTGGTCTAAGAGTTCCTCATCATCAACAGGTGGAAATACACCGGCACGATCTAGCACCGAATACACACGTTCAATGATTGGATTCAAGAATTCAGAGAGTAACCGTTCAACCACAGGACCTAATTGTTGTAATTTTTCTTGAGTTCTCTCCATAACCTCCCGAGCCGTCATCTGGCCCTTATCGATTTGGTCTAACATCAAGAATAAATCCGCACTATAGGCTCTCTTGATTGAATCCTCTGTTACTGCAATCTTATTTTGAATATCTTGTAAATTAGACTGTACAGCAAACATCGGTTCAACTTTATGTTGCCCCTCAATCTCTGTAATGCCACCCGGATACAAGTTAACCGTACTGATAACATCAGATGGTGCTTGCATAGGAGGCTTAACACCTAACTCAACGGCTGTTAGATAATCAAATTCTAACTTCTGCAACATTTGTGAATCTGGTTGAGCAAACCATGCGGCACCCTTACCGTAACCATTCAAGTCCATCGACGTATGCCGAGCGATTGGAATTGGCCACTCTTCAAAGCCACCATGATATAACACTTCATCGCTATTACTGCCTTCAACCCAATAAATGGACGAGTATGGCATATTGCGACGTCCTAACTTATTCTTACGGTCTTTGTTAGGCTCAACCAACCAATTGACTGTGAATGATTGTTGCAAGCTATTTCCGTTATCGTAAATATTCTTTATGTTATCCGGACAATTTTCATACCCGAACTGTTCGACAATCTGATCAACTGTCATTTTGTATTTACGGCCAAAAATATTTACGATTTCCTTGCTGTTAGTGCTAATAGCATAGGTACCTATCGGATACGATGTGAAACGAACACCAGATTCACTATCAGCAAATATTCCCATAGGAGCTTGCCCCATGGTTAGTTCCATGTAAACTTGGTGAACTATGCTGTAGAAATTGGATTTAGCAAGAACCGCATACAAGATCTCCTCTCGTTCATCCAATAATTCAGCGACTTGGCTATTAGCTGCTACATCGATATTCTCCATGGTTAGCTTAAACCATTTACGGCTTGGTGGAGTAAGTCCACTCATAACACCACTGGCAAATATTTGGCAACTTTCCCAAGCTACAGGATTTAGGATTTTACCGTTATAAGGTTCTGATTGATCTTCTTCACCATCAAATTGACCAATAAAAGGCAACTGATAGTCACGCAACTGCTTCCACTTATTTACATATCGTTGCTGCGCATTAAATAGCTGAGAGAATTTCTTTCTCAACTTCGTATAATCACGCCTAACAGGTTTAACGCCCTCCGTAGGTTGTCTAGCCAGTAAAGATTCCATTTCCGCCATGCTATCCCCCTAAAATTGATTTCTGGCCGCCCACAGTCGGACCTAAGATAGTAGATTCAAATCCACGTTTGAATTTGCGTTTAGTTTCTGCCATTTCCTCACCAGACTGGTTACTCATATTCGTTTGAACAGTTGGAGCTGGAGCAGGTGTATAGTTAGCAGATGCACTCTTCATACACATCTTTATTCCTCGCTTTCTAACAAATTAAAAAGGACTGTAACTTGTGTTAGCTACAATCCTATTGCCTGTTTCGCTTTTTTTAACGACCCGCGCAGCAAAGGTCAAGGCGAGAGCGTCCCCTTTATTCGGAGATGGCAACCCTCGGTCTTTCATATCTTTTTTACTTTCAAGCTGAATGTGACCATTCTTATCAATGATCGCTTCAGGCCCTACGATATCATCGTATAAGGCTTGGTCATTTGGTGGAATAGAACCACCCTCACGGAGCCATTCTTTCATCTGTCCCCACATGTAGGCTCTCATATTGAGGTATACAGGGTCATTACTCTTACCGCCAAACTCAATTAATCGCCATTTGCGCCCTAATTGCTTACCGATAGAATATATTCCTGTACCGTACCCCATATCAATGAATACGGCATCAGCTTTGTATTCGTCCTCGAACTGAGCAATCAGTTGAGCCATGCGCCAATCATCATCATTCTTAGGAATAGATGCAAGCGACTTCATAGAGTAACCTTGACGCATTACTATTTCTAAGGAGTCTGAACCAGTCCATGCAGGATCCACACCAATGATTACAGGTAGATGTTCAAATGCTCTCGGCTTATAAGATTGTTTTTGTGCTTTGTCAGCAATTTCAGTAGAGATGAATTGCAAATCTGATGCGGAAGGGAACACACCACGCACACGAACTTTGAAGAAGTCGGAATCCTCACCGTAAGCCTCTAACCATTCTTCAATCTTAGCTTTGTTAGATATCTTAACGGTTCTACTATCAATCTGATATGTATTCCAGAACTTTCTATATTTTCTAAAACATTCACGGAACCGCCCACTATTCCGAGTAGGGTTACCAAATGCACACCAAATAATTTCCGTGTTAGCATCTGTAAGAGCCCCTTCAGTTACTTCCCAAATGACATCATCAATAGCAGAGGCTTCATCAAATAGAACCAATATCCGATTACCTTGATTGTGAAGACCGGCGAATGATTCAGGGGAATTCTTACTCCAAGGAATAGCATCAATACGCCATGTTTTTTCGTAGTCTTTATCACTACTGAATATAGCTGTTGCCGTATACGTAAATAAATCTTTAGCAATAAACATATTGTGCCATTTGCTAAGTTCTGGCCATGTTTTAGTTCGGAGCTGACCTTCCGTATTAGCAGTTACTACGCCACGAGTATTCTCATGAGTAGATATGGCAAAATGAATAAGCCATGATATCAGTGCCGATTTACCGATACCATGGCCAGATGCTACCGCCTCTTGAATAGCGGTTTGTAGGTCTTTGCCCTTTTTTAATTGTTCACCGATGTCTTTTAAGATTTGTATTTGCCATTCATCAGGCCCTTCCATATCTTCCAATGGCGTCCCCGGCTCTCCCCAAGGATAGGCAAAATATACAAACGCTAATGGATCATGTGTAAGAGCGCCTAATGCCTCAAACAACTCGTCATGTTTTTCCATTAGCTCTCTCCCGTGCAGCTTTTAACTTATCCATAGCAGACACCGTAAGCTCACCTTTGACATCGATATTTTTAGTATCCCTCCATTTTTCAGGATTGCGGTTCTTCAACCAGAATATTTGAGCTGTAACATCTGGGGGCTGTTGTTTCTTTACAACTTTAACAAGCTTTCCATTCTCGTATGTTTTCTCTTCATATTCGTAACCCATAGCACGTTTATGCAATGCATTTTCAACTTCAAGGTCAATAACTTCCTTCCCTCTTTTAAGGGACTGCAAAAACTGCGGCGAACTCTTTTTCCAG